TTTGTTTTCCTCTCTTTCTTATTTGTAAAAATAAAAATAGCGCGGGGACATACCCTACGCTATCTTGATACCTTTAGGAGCAATTCCTATAAGCCACAATATTCTTTTATGCCTCTCTGCAGCACAGCGGAGAAATTTACATTCCGCTCTTCCGCTATGTCATTTAGCCACTTCGGAATGGTCAGTGTCTTCTTCACAGCTTGATTACTAACCTTATCCCTAATTAAGTCTGGCCAAGCTTCAATAAAATAAACATTCTTAGAAGAATCCTCCGGAACCGTGGCACTAGGTAAGTCTTTCCCACGCTTTAAATAGGAAAACAGTAACGCCCCTAGTAAATCCCTTGCATTTGTAATTGCTTCTTCCAGACTATCTCCGTCAGTGAAGCCTTCCGGAAAGTCGGTAAACTGTACCTGATAACCCTCTTCATCTTGCGAGATCTCACAAGGATAGAAAACCTTTTGCATATACGCCCTCCTTTTATAAGTAGCCGGGGCTAGAATTTCAGCCCCGTTATCCTTTCGATACTCGACAATGTTCCGTTCTTCATTACCTTCTTATCGCATTTGACAGGACACATCTTCCCATCTTTGTAATAGATTTCATGAGAACCGGTAGTATGGTCTAAAACCCAACCATTCTTTTTCAATGTCTTAGCTACTTCTCTGTAAGGTATATTCTTTGACATGTCATCCTCCTTACGGAATCTATAATACGTGTTATTCAGACGTATGTCAAGGAATATTTTACTTAATCGTAAAAAGGGTTATCTGAATAGTAAAAGCGTTTTACTACCTTGTAAAAGTGTTATTGCGGAGTCGCTCCCTATACTTCTCTTGAATGAAAGCAACGGTCTCCTCTGTAATATGATTTTTAAAACCCTCATGGCTTTTGCAGTATCGCTCGTAATTATCTATGTCAAGTAATGCCTGGTCGAAAGTGTCTTTGCTGTGTGTTCTTCCTTCAAGCAACTCATCACCAAAACGGAGAATCCTTACCCTTGCGGCGATAGCCCTTGTCTCTTCTACAGACTCGGCAACGGCTTCAATCTTGGCGCTTAATACTTCAACCCGGTCAACTAAGGCTTTCTGCGATTCTGCAAATTCTCGGGTAAGGATTTTCCCAATAAAGGTAAGGATTGCCGTCCATGGCTTCTTGTCTTTCGGAGCAAACCTTTCTACCAAAGTGATTCCTCCAAGAAAAAGCCACCCTAGTGACTGAACAATAACTCCAAAATCCACTAAGCTAAAAAAAGCGTTAAAATCTATCATCCATTTTCTGCCCCTTTCTCTTCTGCCGCGATACGAAGAATCTCTTCCTCCTGTGCTTTGGTAATCCATCCCTTAGCTACAGCCCTGTCAAGAAGTCTCTTATTAAGCTTTCCTTCTTCTGCCAAGCCTTTTAAATAATCAAACATTATTCACCTCCTAGTGTGTCGAGTACAAGCGTGTCAATTACCGCTTTGAGTTCGGCATTTTTTCTTGCCAGATCTGCAATCTGCTCCGCCTGCGAAGAAATCCTTTCGGCTTTCTCTTCTCCTACACGGACAAACTGCAGCTCTCCTTTTTCATCTCGCATTTCCTTCATTTTGAGATTGTAAAAAGCCCCCTCTTTGTAAATGCAAGGCTCTTTTAAATCCCACATCGAGGATTCCATGGCGTATGCGGTAGCACCATAGATAGCCCTTGCCCCCATGTCTGCTTCGGTAGGGCTATCAAAAATCGTGATAGCCATTACCTCATGCTCTGCCGTGTCCTTGTTCGGCAGAATTAGCGCGAAATCTCTTTTCATTGCTTCTTCTCCTTCCTTTTTAGGTAAATTAAAAAAGGAACTCCGTAAGGAATCCCTTTCATGCACAATATTCAGCTAGTAGCTTTAGCTTCCGTCATTCATGGCTGAACCCCAAGCTATGTAGATACAGCCAGTACCGCCTTTTCCGCCATATGACTTTCTGTCTCTACCGCCGCCTCCGCCTCCGCCAAGTCCATCAGTTCCATCAGCCCCAATTTGAAAGCGTTGGTTTTTATCGTATTTCCAACCGTTTCCACCTCCACCGGCTCCGCCATCTGCACCACCACCGCCGCCACCGCCGGAGTAAAGAACACCATTAAAACCTAGCGTACTTGTGTGCTGTCCAGTCCCTCCTCTGGCATAGCTCTCCGGGTATCGTCTCGAAGCATTGCTTCCTTGAACGCCATCCGAACCGTTTGAACCACCGGGGGCACCAGTTCCTCCCCCGTTTAGGAAAGACCCTCCTCCTCCGGAACCGCCGTTTCCACCCTCAGATGGGGCATCATAACTTGCATCGTTATTCGATGCTCTTCCGCACTCGACTGATACATTCCCTAACTTTGTATTAAACCCTGCATTAAACCCATAACCATTATTGTAAACAAAGGAATTAACAACAGGAACGACCCACGGAATTGACTGCCCAGGAGTGACATCCATATATCCAGTAGTGAAGTACCCACCCCCACCACCTCCCGCTGCTCCCACAGATGCAACGCCACCACCTCTTCCACCATGTCCAACAAGGATATAGCGAATCTTATAAACATTAGGTGGTACTGTCCAAACGCCTCCACCTGCACCAAGTGTTACAGAGCCGCTAATTCCTGTTACTTGGATAGTTGTATACACAGGAGTGCCGTCATAGTCGTACCACCGTCCTTGATTCGTTTCTACATAACTGTAAGCGCGGATATAAAGCAGTCCTTCCTGTAGTGGACGTGTTGTTTCGTAGTGAACATCGGCACTATCCCAAAATGTAAACCCATCATAAATTCCATCCGGCATGCTTCCATACTTGAATATGAAATGCACTCCACTCCACAAGCCCCTAGTTGGGCGAGACCATGTAAGCCGGACTTGTTTATGAGCGTACATGGCCGCACTAAAATTTGTGATAGAGGCGATTCCGAAAGCATTAATTGCCATCTTTTTAAGTAGCTCCTTGGAAATGGTTACTTCGGAATTTTTTCCATCTCCGTAGCTTGTCCGTGGATTGCTTACGGACTTTTTGTAATTACCTGCAGGCAAGGGAAGGCTCATTACAGCTCCGGCATTTGAGAAAGGTGCATTGTCACCGATGGCGGCTACAGTTCCTCTGTTTTTGCCTCCTGCACCGCCAAGCGGTATAAATACTTCACTCATTACTTACTCACCCCCTTTAGTTTTACTTTAAATTCTTTCGTAGGCTTTTCCGCAGCGCAGTAGAAAGTCACATAACCATCTGTAACCTCTGCTGCAGTTATTAGTCCTGCCATCTCGTCATAGGTCTCTATATCGATAGGACTTGAAGTCTTAGTGTGCGCCTTCCCCATAGATACGGAATCTGTAGCCTTGGCTGTCGGCACAGATACCCTCTGGCTATATGGTGCAGAAGAGGACCAGTTCCCAGAAGGAAGTGTTATAATGACTTCCTTCGTGTTCGTGATCGTTGCCACTCTTCCTGTTACTTCATCCAGGATATCCATATTTTCATTCAACTTAGCAATGTCAATAAAATCCGTCTTATCAGGCTTATTTAGCTTTAGATTTCTTGTTTGCGTCATTATGCTCCTTTCTGCCATTTCTCATTTTGGTAGGCACTTTCCCAAGTATGCGGCTTCATATCTCCCCAAGTTTTCTTTGTGAAATTTTCCCACCGGTTATAGATAACACTTATCTCATATACCATATTCATCGGAAGCATTTGTTCCACTGTCTCCCTTATGAAGTCAAGTGAGCGAAGACTTGCAAGCTTAACCGGAATAGAAACGGAAAAGTTATTGATTTCCACATCTGTATTGCCCTCTCCACAAGCATTGGCCAGAACCTCTTTAAGCTTCCTTAGTGTGTAGGGAAGTGCCTTATTCTCTACAGCAAGAAGTCTTTGCCGTCTGTCGTCAGGGCTATCACTATCCAGAGGTCTAATGTGGAGATACTTTTCCATTTCAGACAGCCCTTCCTCTGTCATAGAGGAAATAAATCTGTCTTTCAGCCACGTATCGAGGCTTTCCCAAGCCATGGTGAACTCTGGACTTTCGCTCTGCCCTATCGCTTGGAAATCTTTTAACTCTTTGAGGAAATCCGGTAGGTTAACCAGTAATTCAACGTTTTCCATTTATCCCTCCGAAACAGTGCCCAGAACAGGGATATAGCTAGCAGATAAAGTAAGATTATCTTTGCTGCCATTAATCCTTGTTTCCTTTATATCCACGATTCCTTCAACAGCAAGCAGTCTTGATGTAATCTGCACATGTCTTATAATGGCGTTTTCCGTCTGCCACGCCTTTCTAAGCTCCAGCATATACTTTTCTACAGCTTCCCTTATCTGGCTGGACACTGCTGCAAAGCTATATCCGCTGGCAAATGTAAACCTTCCGGATAAATTGATTATTTTTTCCTCCGGAGTCCCTATGCTTACGCTGTGGCCTATTGGAGCAAGTCCATACCCTTCTCCCGAAGGGCTAGGATCTATCTTTTCTTGTACCAGCTTGATTAATTCTGCACTTGCCTTTGAATAAGTTGTGTCCAGAACTTTAACTTCCACCGTTCCTCCTGCAGACAGCTTTTTTTCTTTAATGAGCGCTCCCACCGTCATCATCCAAGCCTGTATCTCAAAATAACGGCCATCAATATTGGCTGTAAAATCATCGAAACCTTCAGGAAGCTCAATGTCTGAAGGAGACACTCCGTAGGGAAGAGATCTATTCACTCTACAAGCGCCTACTCCCTGAATAGCCAGTACCTTTTCGATATAATCATCCCTATTTCCACCAAAGGATACAGACTTATAGGAGTTAAAGAACCGTTCTCTTAAACTGTCTGTACTTTCCTCGTCTTCTCCTGGAATAAGGAGTTCTGAGATATTCACTTCTTCCAGCTTTTCTATATATCCGATAGGTATAATCTTCCCATAGGCTCTGTTTCCTACTGTACCAGGTTCTTCACACTCCACCTTATAGGCTCCGGAAGAAATCTTCTCTATCACTTTGTAATTTGCTGTATCTCCTGTAAAGCGCTCTCCAATGGGGATTTCAACCTCTGATGGCGTGGATGTAACTTTAAGTATCGCTTTTGTAGCCGATTCCGGAATAATCCCTCGATCCTTCGCCCTCATAATTACAAACTCTCTATCTGCGGTATCTGTAAATACCTGTCTCAGCATCCAATCAAGCTCTGTATAGAGGGTGGATAGTTCAATGGCCGTTAAAGCATTAGAAGTATGCAGCAAAGACCCCTCTTGCTTGTCAATATCTCCCTCAACTCTGGAGAGCATTCTCCCAAGTATGGTTTCCATTGTTTGATTCTCATACATTCTCAGATACCTCAATCTTTCCTAGCTTAGTCTTTACTGTAAGTTTGATTTTTAGCTTTGTTCCGTTCTTACTTACTTGGAAATCATCTATTCCGGTGATATAAGGATGAACTTTCAAGGCTTCCTCTATCTCCGCTTGACTATCAACTTCCAGATACTCTTCTGTAGTGGTTTGGCCAAGATATTTTTCGAGCGACACTCCGTACTGCCAGGAGTACAGAGCATAGCGAAAGCGTTCGGTATGGATACAGCACCATACCCAAACACGAATTGCTTCCAAACCTTCCACAATCCGCCCCGTAAGGCGATTTTCTGCAAAATCTATCTCATACTCTCTGGGGAAATATTCATTTATGCTCTTTCTATCCTTGACATCATAAAAAGAAGGTAAAAGGCTCATGGATTCACCACCTTATCAATCACTACGAATTTAGAGTCTGAAAGCTGATATACAAGAACTAAATCACCAGCCTTTAATGGCTCTAAGTACGTACTATTGTCAGAACAAGCGCCTCCCCCATTAGGGGATTGCATTTTAACTTTTACGCACAATGGGTTTAATAAATGTTGGCTTAGCAGTATATCCTCCTTCTGTAACTCCAATTTTCCCAGTTTTAAAGAATTTGGACTTGTCATTGTCGCTAACTTTAACTCCCTTGCCACTTCCTCTCTTGGAAGTAGATTTGCCAGCTCGCTTTCCCACATTTTTATCAGCCCCTTTCTTCTCTTCTTCTCTCTTTTCTTCTTTCCTGTCCTCAAACTTTTTTTCATCCATAACGGAATCGAAACGTAAATCGAGGTCCATTGTGTATACTTCCCCATCAAAGCTATGTCTATCCGCGCTTATCCAGTACTTGCCGTTAAGTCCGGTAGCAGAATCCTTGATATCTACAAAGTAGCAGCTTAAACAATTGATATCTCCTATAGCACTAATCTTTATCTCCTGCTTAGGAGATATATTCATAAGTGCGTTGGCCGATTGTGCTGTATCCTTCTCCTCTTTCTTAAATATCTTTTGAAATACTCCGTACTTCTTTATGGAATTATCGTCTTTCAGCTCTCCTATCTGATTTCCTTTTTCATCATAGATCTTTATCCGGTTCATAATGTTTTCCATGGTCTCCGTAAGACTTACCGACATAAGGTTATCCGTTTCAGATAGGATAAAGTTCTTTACGCTCCACTCTGTCTTGTAGACTGCAAATCCCCTTTTATAAATCATTGGGAAATACTTATCCTTTGTTACCTGGTGAGCTTTGGTATAGGCTCCCATGATAATTTCATAAATACCTTTGTCATCACAAAGTAAAGAAGGGATGTTCACGCCGGTAGGATGCAAATGCCTAATCGGAATCTGCATATCATCAAGAACTTGCTTTGCTATCCCCTCCGCTGTTAGATTCTTGAAATTATACTGTCCTGTACTCTCCAAAAGATTTTTCATCATGTCATAGGCTGTATAGGTAATAGTACCTATATTAGAGCTCCGTTCTACTCCAAATATCTGCCCATAGAACACTTCTTCACCGTTGTAAGAGAAGCTTACAAAATCTCCGGTAGATACCTTCGGTATGTCAAAACTGTCATTAGGAGCATTGATTAGATCAAATGACAATTCTCGGGAGGCCTGACTTGCTGAGCCGCTCCATTCAACCTTAGACACTGGAATGAAATACTGCCCACTATCTTTTATTAGTGTTACCGTCATTCTTAACCTCCCGGGATAATAAGTTTCTGCCCTGTCTTAATTCTGTTGGGATTTCCTCCTATCACTGAGCGATTAGCACTATAAATTGCTTTCCAGTTAGATGATCCTGTAAGGCGCTTTGCGATAGAAGTAAGCGTATCCCCCTTTTTCACTATATATTCTTGTGTGTTAACCTTAGGCTCTGTGCGTGCCGTTTCTTGGTTTCCATGTACTGCTGCAGAGGCACTTTCCCCTCCGGCATTATCCTGGATAACACTGGACTGTGTAGCATTTACATAGCGGTATTCTTTAAGGCTTAGAGTGTAAAATATATCTCCGGTACCATCATTTTCTCCCCATTCAAAAGATTCTATAGTGCAGGTCATTCTGACAGGGCTCCCTGTAATTATTAGCTTGACAGCTCCTAGCTGTTTCATCCGTTCAATAGCGTTTACATATTGCAAAGGTTTTAAAATCCGCCCTTTCCTACAATACGAAGAATCCTTCCGAAAAGGGAAAAAGGAGCTAAACGACACTGATCGTAAGCCCCTCTTTCCTTTAAGAGATATTTCCCCTATCCCTATAATGTTTTCTGTTTGATTATTCTGTTTGCTCTGTACCTTGTACTCGGAAGGCAGTACAGGGATTGAAACACTGTTAATCCATATTTCCACTAAATGTCCACCCTCCTCTATTACTTGCAGCCATAGATAGCTTCCTGGCTATAGCTTCGCCAATCTTATTGATATCCGCTTCTTCTCTTACTGTAAAGCTATTCCCTGTAACATTCACCGAAATAGAATTGCTTCTTGCCCCCTCTGCTCTGGCCATAGCCACAGACTTGTCATGAGGATAGATTCTTGTACCCCGAGGAAGGTCTAATATTTCTCCTCCTCGTTCACTAACTTGAACAAGACCTCCCACCCAGTTATCTGTTCCGCTTGCCATCTTCGGAAGCGTTCCGATGGTTCTACCGGTGTGATCAGTTGCAGGAAGTTCCGGAAGTTTAATACTGGCCACCGTATCAATAATATTTTGGACAATTCCAAGGATACCGTCTAATACGCCGTGGAAGAAAGAGCCTATAGCTGTAGCTATTCCGTTTACTATCATTTTTAGGCCTTCCCACGCCTTACTCCAATCTCCCGTAAATACTCCTGTTATGAAGGTTATAATGCCAGTTAGCACCTTGATAACTCCGTCCACAACGCCTACAACAATCCCAACTATAGAGGAAATTACTCCGATAGCAGTTCCAATAGCCCTAACCAAAGTCTGCTCAAAAAACTTGGCCAGCGCTTCTCTTGGACCCTTTGTGGATTCCAGAAAAGTTGTAAAAGTCTCTTTTATACTATGGATATGTGCCTTAATCCTATCGAACACCGGACTAAAACGGCTAAGAGACTGCTTAAAGGTGTCAAAATTTTTCCGCACCAAAAGAACAATCCCAACAAGTACAGCTATCGCCGCAATTACCAGGCCGACGGGGCCGGTAATCACCGATATCAAGCCCCCTGCTTTAGATACTGCCATAAATACTTTAATCACAGTGCCGACGATACCTATCAGCTTTCCGAACACTATTAACATGGGACCTATGCTGGCTACCATTGCTACATTCTTTAAAATAGCCTTAAGCTGTTCATCACTCATGCCATTTAGCTTGTCTGCAAGTTTTTGTGCCCATTCTACAAATTGCTTTAAGTAGGGAAGCACAAAATCTCCAATTCGTATGGCTATAGCTTCTATAGCCGACTTCAAAAGAGTTAACTGCCCATTAAGGTTCTCTAATCGGCCTTTTGCTGTTTCGCCTGCTGCACCATTCGCATTTTTTATGCTTTGCTCCAAGCTATCATAGGCCTCATCTGTAGAATTGATAACCGCAAGCATTCCGGCTGTAGCTGTTTTTCCGAAAATCTGATTGGCATAGTAGAGCTTTCCTTCCTCAGTAAGTCCAGAGAATCCACTTTTTAGGCTATGAATCATCTCAGAGAAGGATTTCATAGTGCCGTCTTCGTTGGCCATAGATATACCGAGATCCTTCATTGCAGATTTCACTTCTTTAGAATCTCCGGTCATGTTTAGCAGAGCCGTTCTAAGCGTAGTACCAGCTTGAGAACCTGCGATAGACTGATTTCCCATAATACCGATAGCGGTATTTACCTCTGCAAAATCATAGCCCAGAGTACCGGCAATGGATCCTACGTATTGATACGTCTCTCCAAGGCCTAACATATCCGTCTTTGAATTTGTAAAGGTAGCCGTCATAATATCTGCATAGCGTGAAGCTTGGTCTGCCCCTTCTCCAAATCCGGCCAAGGCACCAACCACGATATCCGTAGATTCCGCTAAACCTACTCCTCCGGAACTTGCAGCGGAAAGAATACCATCTAAACCTTCCATGTTCTGCTTAGCATCCCAGCCGGCCATAGCGGTATACTGCATAGCCTCTCCGACTTCCCTCGCTGTCCATGCAGTTGTAGCCCCCAAATGCTTTGCTTGATCAACAAGAGCATCGTCCCATTTTTGCCCCATAATAGCTTTTACAGCGCTCATGGAACTTTCAAAGTCTGCTGCCGTCTTTACTGCCGCCACTCCTGCACCGGCAATAGGCACCGTAACCGCAGCGGTCATAGCTGCACCGGCTTTAGCTATGGAATCGCCGGTGCTTTGTAAGTTCCCTGCTATCTTGAAGGTTTTCTTGTCCATGGCCGTGAGAGCTGAAAGAGACTTTTGAAATCCTCCGGTAAATTTGTCTACCAGTCTCAGCGTTACGTCTACTGTTCTATTTGCCATTCCTTTTTCCTCTGCTCAATTTCTAACTGGAGGAATGCATAGATTATCTGCCTCTCTCCATAGCCAAGTTCAAAAAAGTCCGACGGTTTCCAGTGATGTAATCTAAAAAGCCAAAACATGGCATTCGTTTCACCATCGGACTCTACTAGTTTTTTACTTCTTTTACTTCATCCTCTTCCGCAAATCCGGAGAAAGCTGTAACCTTATCCGAAAGAGTGGATAATTCTTTCCCGGGGAAAAATAAAAAAGCCAAGTCCTTAGGACTGGCCACTCCAAAATGCTTCTGTAATCCGCTATCTTTAAGGCTTGGCTCCACTAAAGCTTCGCAAAGCACCAATGCACTCACATCATAAGCTTTAGAGTAATCAACTGTCCCCTTAGGTCCCATTAACGCGGAAGCCAGGGAAGTATACTCCTTTCCGGAAAGGGCTCTAACCTTAAGAGTCACATCCTCACCCATAATCTTACTTAGATGTTTTGCTTTCAACTCTAAGAACTCTTCCTTTTGAAATTCCCCTCTATCAATTTGTAACAATTTCTGTGTTAAACTCATGTTTCCTCCTTTTTCACTATATTAGAAATCCCTTGAATCAGTCTTGCCGCTTTCTTCATTAAGCTGTTCTCCTCAAGGTACTCCAAGCCCTTTAAGGTAATCTCCGGTCTTGTAAGCTTAATTCTGGGATAAATATCCCCGAAGCTTTCAAGCACTTCTCCTCCGGAGATATACCCTTCTTTAAGCAACATACTCATAATTCTTGACCACTTAGGAAAGGAAAGATTCAAGGATTCATGGGACAAAAGAGTCTTGTCCCAGTCCTCGAAATCCATAGACTTATGGAGAATGCTAAGTATCTTGTATATACTTTTAAACTCCTCCATAATCCCTCCTAAATCGTGTCGATGAAGTCCCAGTCCTCGCAAGTAAAGCTGTAGGACTCTTCCGCATTCTTTCCATGTTCCCAATCCGCAAGGATTGCCTTGTCAAACTTACAACCATATGCCACGACTCTTTCCGTTCCAAGGCCTGCCGGATCCGAAAGCTTAGAAATAATCTTGAAGTTCGGAACCTTTCCGGACTTCAAACCATCAGATACCTTCTTTGCAAGGAAAGAAGAAATCTTATGCAGCTTAACTTCTCCCTTTGTCTCTACTCCGGTTAGCTTTTGGCCATCCAGAAGCTTTCTTGTTCTTGGGACATTGGTATACTTGGCATTAATTTCCAGCTTAAAAGAAATTACCTCCGCCATATAAGTATCGTCCACCCAGAGTTCTCCCCAGGTACCATTGATAACCTGATCAGATACAAAACCGTCCATACTGTCTCCTTTCTTACAAATAAATCTCCAAATCCATATCTTCCATAGCGTCCAAGATAGAGATATTCGCTCTTAAGAAAACTCTGGAGCCGGTGTTCTCTTCCTTTACCGCTTGCTCAGAAAGATTATTTACATCAACACCTTTCTGCTTTAAGTACTCACGCTGGCCGTCAATGTCGATATAGCATTCTCCCTTAGACAGAAGATTGGATCGTACAAGCCCGGCAAAGTAGGAATTAATGGCAGTAATCAGCAAGCACTTGTTATCGTAAGTGTTCGCATATCGTCCAACATAGGTATCCTCCCAAGCTCTACGGATATCCTCATAGATCATATCCATGATTTCCACAATCTTAATCTTCTTAAAGCTATCTCCCTTTACCTCTGTGGTAGTGCTTAAGGAGTTTACTCCACGGTTAACCTTTACTTTTTCACCGTCATACATAAAGATAAGCTTTCCAGCCCCTACAGCCTCATCAGCTTCCTGCTTAGTAAATCTTTGACAGTCAATAAAGTCTTTCAGCGGTGCATAAGTAATAGAAATGCTCAAAGGTGTACCGCAGATAAGGCCGGCAATTCTCGGGGCTACCTGTTCCGGTGTAAGGACCGTACCGTCTGGCCTTGTCAAGCTTGCGCTTACATTAATGATTCCCTCATTATCTCCGGTTACTTCCGGAAGAACGACCTTTCGCTTTAACTTCTGCTCTGTTCTTAAGCTTTTAATCCAAGTCACTACTTCATTAGTCTTTCCATCAGTCTTTACTGTAGGAATCGCTAAATAGTCAAACTTGGTCTGTGCGAAGTATTTCAGCATGGCCGTATACTCTGCATTAAGCTTCTCAGGAGTTCCCTGCATTACATAAACGAGAACCTTTTTAGGAGCTACCTCATAACCCTGTAAGGCATCTTTAACATATTGTGCATTTTGTGCACTTAATCCGGAAGGAATATCTGTAACGGAATATGCAGTAAAAGCTTCCATCTTAGTCTTTTCTGATAAAGCCAAAGCTACAATCCCTCTCTCTCCTCTTTGGATTGCAGATTCTCCTTTTTCAATAAAGCTAATATTCACTTCCGGAGATTTTAATTTACTCATTTTCTACTCCTCTCATAACTAACTCTTTTGCTGTTTCTTCATCTTTTGGCTCTGCGATCGTGTCATACCACTCAAAGCGTGCAGTAATTTGAAAAATATTGTTTTCAGTACCGATATAATCAAATTCTACAGAGCTTACAGTAACCAGTTTCTCCTTAATCTTGATTTTCAAATGAAAAACTTTCCGTATCTTTTCAAACACGGAAAGCTGAAATTCTTCATTTGGAGTTTTTTCAAGAAGTGTAATCTTGTATCCACATTTCTGCCTTACAAGATTAATGGACTCGTAATTCAAAGTATAAGGAACTATCTCCGTGTAAAAGCTTGGTAGATCCATCCCCTCTCTTACATCTGTGCCGTAGATTTTTAGCTTAGGAAAGGCCTCTTTCAGAGCCTTATTACATGATTTCTTGACTTCTAATAACTCAATCATAGTTTATGCCTCTTTATAGCCTTCTCAACAAATTTCCCGGTATCCTCTCCAAAGCTATCCTTAAATTCCTCTCTGGTTTTCTCCGCATAGTGCTTTCCGGGAACAAATCCTCCGGTGTCTTCACCCCAGAGCCATTTCCTATGGCCATTCTCCAGCAAATGAAACAAAGGACTCTTATTCGTTACACTAACAGCTGTCGCATTGTAAAGAGAATCTCTCTCATACTCTGTTTTCCAGCTTTTTGCGATAGGCTTTTTCCCTTTTGTGTAATTCTTATAGCCCTTTTCATTACAGGAATCCTTCCAAGCTTTGGCCTGCTGCCTAAGATATCTCTCTGCTTCATCCGGAAAAGTTTCAATGATACTCTGAAAATCCTTATCCAGTCCGTGATAATCAATATCAACCATAGGCAAGCTCCTTTTCAGTCTTTTCAACGCACATACACTCTACAATGTAATTTACCTCTAAAGGATTAATAATAGACTGGATAATAAATTGCCGCTTCCTATACACCAGAATATCCGTAGGACGTAAATCCTCACAATGCCTTAAAGTGATTTTCACAGATAGTGAGTGATACTCTTTGTAATACTCTGTATACTCACTCCCTCTAACCGGGCGGATTTCTCCGTACAGGCTTCTCACTTTCTCTAAGACCTTTATTGTAGATCCTACGGAGTTTTCCTTTTCAATATACCGATAAACTCCTATCACTTTTCTAAGTCTTCCGGGATTAATAGCCATCTTGTCCACCTCCCGGCAGCAAATTCTTAGAGTGCATCGAGAGGATAATTTCTGCGGTACGATTGACTTCCTTTTTGTCTACGGTCATTGCGCGGTTATCATACATATCTGCGATCAAGGTAAGAACCGCTATAGAAATGTCTTCGTGGTTATCTATCTCTTCTAAAGACAGCCCTGTATAAGACATAACATAACTCACAGCTGCAGTCTTTAAAGCTTCTAAAGACACTCTCTCGCTATCTGTAACATCTTCTTCCATGATTCTGCAGTAATTAGCAATAACGGATTCCGTAAGTTCGCTTACTTTCATTCCTCCCCCTTTCAGAGTTCACAGAGCCCAACATTAGGCGCATTTTAGGTTCTGACTAAACTTTTACTCATTACCCAAAGTGCGCCTCCGCAGATCTATTTCTTACTTCACAGTAAGCTTTGCAAGCTTCTGGGCATTTTCTACCTTGGCATCAAACTCCATCCAAGCAACAACACCAACCGCATGCTGGGTAGCAAACTTCTCTCTAAGGACTTCAATTTCCATTTCCTCAGAAAGCTTAACCGCAAGACCGGATAAATCACCATAAATGATGGCGTTCTTTCCGGTAGCCACCTCATCCATGTTTTCAGATGCATAAACAGGCTTGCCAAACAAAGTGTATCCCCACTTAGTAGTTGCATCCTGATTAAGCAGGTACTGGCCGTTATTATCCTTTAACTGGCGGATGGCTGTTCTGGTGTTCTTAGTCATAATCCAGCAAGCTTCTCCCTGATAAGCATCCGGGATAGATTCCTGCAGCTGAATAAGGTCATCTGTATCTACCTTATTTACTGCCTTCGTGGTAACAGTCTGGGTAATTCCCTTAATCATACCGTCAACCTTGCCGGTGGTCCCCTTAAGAAGCTGCCCCTCTACCCAACGAGATACTGTTTCAGCCATAGCATCAACTACGAAAGAAACAATATCGAAGTTGGAATTATTGATAAGGCTCTTAGATACCTTAGTCAAAGCTCCGGCTAGGAAGCCCTTTAAGGAGATAGTTCCGAACTTTCCGGAAGAAGACTCTAACTCTACAAACTCCTCAACATAAGTCATCTGGATATCCTTAGAATCAGCCGGATAGTAAGGAATGTTTAACTCTCCCTTCACATTGTAACGTGTAGCCTTGCTGAACACCGGAGAAATGTCATGTACTTTCTTGATGATTTTGTTGGCGATAGACTTAGGAATCACAGCTCCATTGTCTCCGGAAGTAAGATTGTCTGCTCTTTCCTCCAGAACAACTCCTCGGATATAGCTTTCAAAGGCTCTAAGCTCCTTTGCCTCCGTATTCACCTTTTCCTTGTCCTCAGAAGCCTGTGCCGGCTCCTTAAACTCGTACTTTTGGGCTCTTTCCAGCATCTCGATAGAGGAATCTAAATCCTTTACTTTCTTCTCTAACTCATTGAACTTTGCGTTCTCTTCATCAGTAAAAGCCCTAACCTCGGCCTCTACCTTTCCGGTAAGCGCCTTTAATTCCTCAACTGCTGCGTTTCTCTGCTCCTGTAATGCTTTCATCTTTTCGTTCATACTTTTAATCCTTTCCTAAATGTTTAATTCTTTCCCAATAGCTATCAAGCTTTGGAGTTTCTGTAATTTCTGCTCTGGTTTCCAAGACCTCACCCTGAATAACCTCATCTGCACGGGCATTAATCAAGGTACCCTCGTAACAAGGAAGCTTCCTGTCATCAATGATGGAAACCTCTTTAAGGTCCATATCCTCGACATAGCGGCGCTTCAGGCCTTCTTTAACATCCTCATTCCGTGAATCTCTGTCATAGAATCCAAAGGACCAACCTCTTAGCTTTCCTGATCTTGCTTTTTCAATCACCTCTTTATCAGTGACTATAGCCCGTGCTTTCAGGCCGATTGAATCCTCAGTAAGCTCAAGGTTTGTCTTTGTACTTCCAAGAACTCTTTCCTGGTCATGGTTTAGCAAGAGATCCACATCATTTCTTGTAAGCGCCCTAGTAAAAACACCGGGAACAATTTGTTCAACAAATCGCTCTCCGGTGCTTCTATCTTTCATAGGTCTGGAATCTCTTCCTACGGCGTTTACATAGCCTTCAATTTCTACGGAATCACTCCGTATCTGAATTCTCATCCTTTTCTTCTTTCTCCTTTCTTAGCAGTCTTTCTCTGTCTTCCTTTGCAATCTCGATTCCCCCTACCTGGTTCATGTTTGGAACAAAGGTTACTTTTTCCTTCGGATAATACAGAACATCTTGAAGGCCGAGTTTTACAAAGTCTAGTCCCAGAGGCTCCATATTTTCCTTGAATCGGATTTCATCAATCTGCATAAAACCATTCTTGCTTGCGATTTCGTAGGCTTGGTAGCGCTTTAATACATCTGCCTTAGTGAGTTCTGATGTATCTGCCGCCCATTTAAGAGTTCCTTTTTCAGATTCAAGCAGGAAATCTCTATTTAAAGCCGTCTCAATCTCTGAAAGAATCGGCTGAATGCAATATTGTAGAAATATGATTCTATCCTCCTCGGACGGTGTACTGTCACGGCTGATAAGTTGGTACGGCACACCGAAAATCTGGCATATCTGCCTTGTAGAAGAGGAAATATTCTCATGCAACTGCATTTCTGCAGGTGTTGCAGAACTTTCTTGGAACTCCAAGCCATCATTCAAGATCACCACGTTTTCAGAGTCATCTTCTGAAAACATCCGCTTCCAGGCACTCTTTAAAAAGTCCAAGGCTTCCTGACTTAACTTTTTCTGGGATTTCACAAAGCCCTTCTTAGCACCTCCGGTTTTCAGCATTTTGTTTTGAAAGCGCATAGTCTGGTAAGCAATAGAAAAAGGTTCGGAGTTCTCTTCTACTACGCTGATACTTCTATGCCCATCTCTTGTCCGTCTTAGTAGCTTAATAAAGTCGTGAGGATAGTACTGCTTACCGTTTACAAGAAGCTTGTAGTCCTTAAATATCGGGTCAGCATTGTAACTAAATCCAATGTTTGCAGTATCTACATAACGAAGACTTTTTACTTTGTTTCCCCTTTTTTCGATATATGCATATCCCCCCTCATCAAGGAGATAATCTTCAATAAGCGCCCTCTTCATCTGGAAAGCATCAAGTGTATCTCCCGGGTCAATATTTAAAAGCCCGACTCTTGAATCATCTCTCTCCTCAGAAAGCTTAATTTTGTCATTATCCACCTTATAGAGCCTAAAAGGAATCATAGCCACCGTTCCGGCAATCAAATTCACACAGGCAGATACTGCAGGAATCTGCATTGCCTGTTCTTTGTTGATTTTCGGGTCTGACACCAATGCTTTAAGCAGTGCATCTCCGGATACTGCAGCTGTGTCTGCTCTAATCTCCTCAGCTTTTCTTTTAAATGGCCACATACCACCCTCCTAAATAACCTGTGCTACAAAGTCATTGCCTGTATCGCTTCTTTGCAATAGGCATACGGCATTGATAAGAGAAACCACCATATCCACTTTGCCATTTGACTTTTTCTTGTTTACATATTGGTTCTTGTTCGTGTCATAAACACACTTAGCATTCTGAAAGTTAATCTCCAAAAGCGGATTACTCTCATAAGCAAATTCTTTCTTCAAAATTTTTTCTCTCAAGAACTTAGTTGCCGGATGCAAAACAGAAGAATGCTGCTTAAGCTCTATCATTTGAAGCCCCTCTTTCTCAAGCTTTTGTGCTGTAGAAAGGGCATTCCATCGGTCAAAACCTACTTCCATTACTGTAACGCCATATTTCTCTTCAAGAGATAGGATAAAGTCCTCTATGAAGGTGTAATCTATTACCCTATCCCCACAAGCATAGACATGCGCTGTTTTACAGAGATTCCGATAGTCCACATGCTCCGCTGCAGCCTTTTCCTCTATCCGTTCTTCCGGGATAAAGGCAAAGGATTTAGCAAAAATTGTCTCATTTTCTATCGCAACCATGGAAACGGACGTATTATCGTTGGATTCTGATAGATCCAGTCCCAAATAGACTTCTTTACCGGTCCAATCAATGGAGTTCACCCTGCAAGCTTGAACATCTTTAACATCTATATAGCTTTCTGTTCCTACCCCTTGGTAGATGATGTTGCAGTGCTTAGTAACGAAGTTTTCTCTTACCTTTGCCGTTGCTATTGCTCTTGTACGCTTCTTAAGCAAATCCTCCCATATCTCAGGAATCTCCAAGGCTACCGGATTCGCTTGCTTTAAAATTAAGTCATTTGTTTCCCAGTCCTTTGTGTTATCCGGCTCATATAGGAGCGAAAACCTAGTTTCATCCTCAACAAGTCCATTTAGAACTTTCTTTGAATAGCTAACCTCTTCCTCAAAAGGATTATCTATTGTCGGGTACTTTGTAGAAATAACAAATCCCAACTTATTCAAGATGTTAAGTTGGCCAGAACGCATAGCTTCCAAAGGATAAATTGTAGGCAGTGCTCCCACCTCATCCGCACAGAAGGCATTAGGCAGACGGCCATCCATTCTGCTTGTGGAAAAGGAAAGAGGTGTATAAACTGAGTTAAAAGGCTTAAAGCTAATATAATCTCGCAAAATTTTGAATCTGTTCTTGCCTTTATAGGAGTACACCAAGGGAGAAGAACGCAAAGTCTCCGAAATTGCTTCCCTTATCTCTCTTGATAAGCTACCATCCGGTGCCACGCTAAAGAACTTGGAGAACTGCGGTTCAGTAAGAAGCAACAAAATAAAGATTGTTGCCACCGTGTAAGTCTTAAAATTCTTACGACATATCTCCAAAAGCCCGGTTTCATACCGCCTTTTTTCCTCGTTATTCCTGTAAACAACGCAGAAAATAGCAATATAAAAAAGCCATTGATACCCACAAGTGCATTCTGCAAGAGGTACGCCGGCCTTTAATCCTTTAGGCATATTCAAGAGTTTGAGAAGTCCATTAAGCTGCTTAAGTTTCTTCTCACTGATCTTATACTTTTTATTCTTTCCTTCGCATATCCGCATGAAATCCTTCATCTGCAGCTTAACAAACTTAGGGGTAGTGTTCTCTTTGACTGCCTTCTTGCAGTACAGATACGCTTTGTTTTCTATCATTCATTATCACCACCATTTAACAACTTCATAAGTGGGTCTTCTTCCTCTTCGTCATCCTTTCCTTTTCCTAAATCTTTGATAATTTTCATAAGAGTCTGTGCAGTTCTATTGGCCGAATCTGTGGTTCTATTGTATTCAGACACTGCAGGATGCGTGTAGATGTTTTCTCTACCCTTCACATATTCCTTGGTAACCAAGGAGCCGTCCTCCTTTATTGTCCTCTCCAAATCGGCCAAGATTCTCAGTTGCACTTGATACCGCTCGAAGGTCGTAAGGAAGAAATAATGCGATTGTACTCCACTTTCCTCGGCAAGACGAATAATCTCTTCTGCTTGTTGTTTTAAGTTTTGTTTTTTCATGTTCTCTCCCATCAAAAAAGCACCCCTAAGGGCGCTTTTAAAACAATCTAACTATCAATACTCTTATATTCCGGAATTATTGCATCCAGATCCACTTCATAGCTACCTGCAAGCAGGGCATAAGTTATAGTATATTTCTTTCCAATCTTGCTGAATGTAAAATTGACTTTTGTATTCCCCTCCGTTCCAGCATTTTCCGGAAAATAAAGCGCTTCGATAGTGCCATCACCGCTCTCATCCAAAGAAAAATTGGTAATACTAAAACGTGTAAAGTGAAACTTTTCTTTCACCACCTTCGAAATAAAGATGTTCGCTAATGCTCTACAGGATATGTCTACTTCTGTTGGCACCTTTCCATCATCTTCGGCCTTTTCTTCTTGGCCTAATGACTCTGGTTCTGATTCGGCTTGGGAGGCAGTAACCGTATCAGAAGTTTGTCGATTGCCTCCTCCAAGAACTAATGCAATAGCCGTCCAAATGCAGAATACGACCGTAAGGATTATTTTTTTCGTTTTATTCATGTCCTTATGAACAATCCACAGCAATATAATCCCCACAGGCGGTATAAGGAACAGACACAGATACAAAAACCATGCTTTTTGATAGAATTTCATTCTAATCCCTCGCTTTCAGCACTATTTAGTTATTTTTTAATAGTTATTATATCCTGAATCCTATCCTATTTCCACAAAATCCCCCTAAAAAAATAATCTTTGTGAAGAAAGGTGGGGCGTCGGTGCTTAATTTTTAATAATTGTTATCGTTTTTACCCCAGGGGGGGTATCCCTCCACCGCGCTCCACCTTATCAACTAGTGCAAACAGTTCCTCTTTGCTGATTATATTTTTCTCTGCCTGCTCATGATGATACCTACAAAGAGTCACTAGGTTGTCATTGGACAGGCGCCCTTCTTTGTTGTACTTAATCTTTACAATGTGATGAACTTCCAAGTTTTCTCTGGCCAAGTTCTTCTCCACCATAAGACAATACAAACAAAGATATTTATCTCGTTCCTTGATTTCTTCTCGCTTCTTCTTCCATGCTGTAGAGTTTCTAAAGCTTCTCTGTTCTGTAAGTGCGTCAGCACTCCTAACATATGGTTTGCATGTCTCACCTATGCCATGGAGTTTTCCGCATATAGGGCATAATTTTTTCATAGACCTTTCCGGGTAACAAAAATGGAGCCACCGTTAAGTGGCTCCAAGCTTCAAAGGAGGTTATCTTCATGGCAAAATGCATCCCGACACTTTGTCCATTATTAGTATAAAACGAATTTTCCGAATAAACCGAATTTTCCGAATTATTTTTTTCCCTTATCAAAGAACTTATCATGTATCATAATCCGCACATAGTCCTCTGATACATTGGCCAGCTTTTTCGCAATCCACCTCCAAGCTCTCCCCTCCGTATATCTGCTCCGGATAACAAAGCGCAACCTGTCATCCTCTATAGACTCAATCCAGCTTTCTGTTTTTTTTATCTTTTCTTTAAGTTCAGAAAGCTTACTTATTCTCTTATCATATAGTTCTTGATTAAATCCATCCAGGTGCATCACTCTTTTAAATCCTTTTGAATAATCATGGCCGAAGTCATGAACCACCTCTCCTCCCATATTAGAGATTTCTTTCTCAAGGACACAGATATTTCCTTTCCATTCCCTATATTGTTTTAATTGTTCCTTTGTCATCCGGCTCCTCCGAAGATATTTTATATCAGTATTACTTAGATTTACTTTTTCTTGGCCTGCTGCATAGGGTGAATCATTTCAGTCTACCGCATAGTACAAATCGTTCTTCAACCTGCTGCATAGTATGATCTATGCTTTACCCCTCAATATAGTCCAATACATCTTTTAGACTGTTGCATAGTACAATTCTCACTCACATCTTTCTAACGCTTCATGCTCTCTGCAATTTCTAACGATAGATAGCAACCAACTTTTGCAATAGTGTTCATCTTTTCGATAAAAGGACAGCTTGCTAAGCTCCCCCACTTCTTTACTTTTTCCATAGTTTCCTCTTGATATTTTGATAGTAACCTTATCAACTCTTCCTTTTCTTTTATATCCATATTTAAACCCTTCTTTTAAACAGTGGTCGTAAACAAATAGTTGATAACCACAACTGTCAACTATTTGTTTACAGTTGGCTTACGGAACGATAGGCTCACTCTTCCAACCGCATTTTTCACAAACACAAACCGCAACCTGAAATTCTCCATATATATCGCAGTCGTATGTTACAGCCTTATCGTGCATTGTGATTTTTTTAGTCCTCTTGCCGTTCTTAATTTTAAATGGTCTTCCATCAAGCCCTATTTTCGGAAAGTAGGATATTGTATGTCGTAATACAATCCTGATGATTCACCACAAGTAGGGCACACATGGTATATGCCAAACACCTTATCGTTACAGTCATTGCTTTTCATTTGATACCTCATTTATTTTATCTGAGCATCTTATAAATTCTCGCAAGCCGTCTCTCCTCGCTTATAATGTCAATCAATTTGCTAAGCTCTGTTCTTCGCTTTTCAAGCTTTTTGTATTCTTCACTATCGGCGTCCTGAAGGTTTCTACGGTCTAGTAATTCATCCATGTAATCATCAAGGCACTCAACGAGGCACCGCCTTCTGAAATCATTATTTGAGGTATTGGTTCTCTGTTTCAAGTAGTCCTTAAATTCTTGATAGCTTTTAATAATCACCTCTTTTCAATTTCCAGGTACTTTTCTAAGCACCACTTCGCCTTTTTTATATCATCTATACCGCCTTTTCTTTTCTGTCTATGCAGATACTTAAAGGCATTGCAGATATAAAAGGCTTTTGTTGCTTCCTCGCCTTGCGTTTCGAGCATGGCAGTATCATCCTCTAAGGGTACTTCCTGCAGGTCTTTTTCTGTTATCTCAATCATCAAATACGCCCTCCCAGTCTAATTTCTGTCCACAGTTGGAACAGTAACCAAACGTGTTCACGTCGTCCAATTCTTCCCTACAAGTGGGACACACACATATTTTCCAACCGTCTTCATCAGAAGCCATCGCAATTTTCCGCGGTGTCCTGTATTTGAGTTCTTTCCGTTCTTCCTCTGTCATTTTTGTAAGTTCGTCCGCTTCTTTCTCCGCTGCCTCAATAGCCTTTTTCTCTATCATCTCCGAAAACTCTTCCAGTTTTTCCTCTACTTCATAGACTGAGTCCGCTATTTCCGGCAGAACGTCCTTTAAATCCGGAATTGCGTTTTCTCTAAAAAACTCCACTAGCAAATAGCAATTTATTAGTTGTCCTATCTCTTTTTTCAGTTTCATATTTATCCCTCCTGTACTTCATAAATCTTTTCCGTATTATCCGGAAGCTTCACTGTCGGCGTTTCGATATGCACCACTATTGCCTTCATCCAGTCTAGGGAATCAATAAATTCTTCCGTCACTGTTTCCGAATCTAATTCAAGCTTCAGCATCTGAATCCCTTTTTTATTCTTGAATATTACCCTTTCCCCATAAATGCATAGATCCAACAGCTCTGCCACTCCTACGTCTGCCACCCACTCACCTGTATAGTCTGCAACTATATCTTGGCCAACCATCGGAATTACCGGCAAATCCGGATTCTCGTTTATTAGCCTAACAAGGTTTTTGATATTGTCGCTCATAGTCTGCATTTCCTTTCCATTGGCTCCCTGCTGTCTGATTAGTTAAAGGGCAATCCTTCATCCTCCACACCATCCGGGACATTCATAAATCCATCTTCGTCTGTGGCTGATGCCTCACTTGTAGCCCCCTTGCTTTCACAGAAGTAATGCTCATCCACTACTACGTCCGTGGTATATCTCTTAGTTCCGTCCTGAGCGGTATAGCTTCCGGTCTGTAATCTACCACACACGGCAATCTTTGTTCCCTTGTGAAGATACTTCTCTGCGAACTCTCCACGCTTTCCAAAGGCCACACAGGATATAAAATCTGCATTCTGCTTGTTCTCGTCCTTCTTACCTTGACGATCTACGGCAAGACTATATCTTGCAACAGCCATTGGCTCATTCCCCTGCGTATATCTAACTTCCGGATCCCTTGTCAGTCTCCCCAGCAAAATAACCTTGTTCATTCTTCTACCTCCAGTTCTTCCCAAACAGCTTCATGAACTCCTCATGGCTGTACTTTTTCTCAAACGCTTCTTGCGCTATTGCCTCCAGTTCCCTGTCATATCTCCCCTTGTCATGCAATAGCATGTGGCAAGACACGCACAAATGCACTGTCAGTCCGTATTTATCCGCAAGTTTCCTGTAGCAGCCATGCAGACAATGATGGACATGCTCTGGACCGTATCTCCGGCATATAAAGCATTTCTCTGAATCGTCCCCTGGTATTATGCTTTTCATTACGCCTTATCCTCCAGGTACGCCGTAGCTTCTCCCAATGTGTCTATCAACGCACGAACAGAACTCGGAATCTTTGCGTCCTCTCGCTCTCTTTCAAGCTGCGCATTGTATGCCCGGATAAAATGCGATTGCTCTACGGTTTCCACAGTTTCCGTGTCTATTTGTGCCAGTTCCCTTAGGCTTGCAGGGCTCCCTATTGCTCTTTGGCAAGCCGGAGGTAATTTCTCAAACTCCTCCTCTGCACCGTAATATCCATTCCGGATTGCTTTACGCACAAGAGCCCATGCTTCAGTCCCGGTCATCTCCGCTATCTTGGGCTTACTCAGTTTCAAGATGTTGTCCACTATCTGCCCCGGGCATGGTGGAAATCCCTTTGTATCGCTGGACAAGTACACCTTTAATCCGGCAGAGCCTTGCTCGTATGTATAATCCGTTAGCACGGACAACCAGGCAGAAATCATGTTATCAAGATCCTGTGTTGTATACCGGGAAAAGCTATTGGGGTATGTGGCCTTTACGACATAAATCAGCTTTGCAATCTCCGCCTTCGTCATCATGCACCTTCTTCCCCGATAATCCCTAGCAGATAATCATTTGCATCAAAAGCACCGCGCCTAGGCGCTGCACGGCTTTCTCGCTTTTCCCAAGTTCGGACTGCTGCCTTCCAGTCCTTCATAGGCGCATTCCCCACTTTCCAGCCTTTAGCAGCATAGAAATCTACAAAGGACTCCGCATCTACAGCGTTTTCCCTTTCTCGGCAATACTCCCTTACCTCGGCAGCTGAGGGAGGAGAGAAGCGTTTACGCGCCTCTCTCTTTTTTGGTACCGTAGGTACCTCCTCTACCTCTTCCTCTTCCTTATCCTCTTCCTCTTCCTTATCCTCTTCCTCTATAGCCATTTTTGCCATTTCCGTTTTTTCTTCGTTATGGCTAAAATAGCACTTGCCATTTTTGCCATCATCAGAATGGCACTTGCCATTTTTGCCATTTTCAGAAGTATTATTGTTATCGTCTTGCCATCTACTTTCAGCACCCTTTTTCCCATTTTTAGCCTTTGCTTCACAGTTAGATATATATTTTTCTTCATCTTTTTTGAACTGCATTAATACCATCTCAAAGACTCCCTTAATCAAAGGGTTCTCAATGCTGTATTCTTTTCCGCTTTGATAACAGCAAATAGCATAAAACAACTCGCCAAGCTGTTCCTTTGGCAAATTCTCAAACAGTGGATTCCAGCCTCTATAAAGCATGTAAGATTCTTTATCTATTGATGTAACTGCCATGACTTAACCTCTTTTTCTCTTTAAGTTCCGTATAACTCTGTTCTCTGGACTTCTTATAAAAGCCAGGTATTATTCTTTCTTCTCCAACGAGGCAAGTATTGCCTTCATCTCCGCAGAAGCCGGTACCTCTAAATGCATATCTTGCATTTCTGAAATTACTCCATTGAGAAGTCTGGAAAACTCTGCGCTATCGTAAGTGCTGGATCCAAAGAAGCAGAGCATTTGTACCATAGGCTTTCCATCCACCTTTGTTTCTCCGACTATCTTTGTTTCTCTCCACTGCAACCGAACAGCCTCTACCACTTCGGGTTTAACCAGTATGTGAGTGAATTTCCCATATCTTTCAAGCATGAGGAGATACACACTCCAATTATCCTGGTTAATTGCCTTAGCAATATCTCCAAGGCAAGCCCATAAACAGGCATTTGCATCGAGACTCCTGCGTGCACGGTGTTGAACAAAACTAATATCCAGGTCTTTATTCTTATACTTTTCTAAGTCCTCAGGACTGGCCTGTATCTCGAAGGAGATAATAGGATATTCAGCCCTGAATGGAATCTCCAGCCCGGTTACCCTTCCTCTAGCTTTCATTTACGCTCCTTATTCCTATTCCGTACCGCATACGATAAACATTCCAATGGTTACAAAAATCTGTAATACCGTCATGGCCATACTGGCCTGTCTGTACATATCCCCTATTGGACCTATACAAAGGGATTTACAAATGCAGTATCCTGTAATAAACAAAAGTGTTACTGATAGACCAAGTATTCCCACTTCAAGCTTTCTCATGCTGTCCTCCCGGCTATAATCCTTTTAGCCTCTCCCATGTTGTCCGTAATAGGAAATCTATAGCGTACTGCTGCACATCGTTCCACATTTCCGGCTTTCCTATGCTCTTAAACTCCTCCATGAGTTTTTCTTTAAGCTCTTTTTCTTCTTTTTTCGCAAGTTCGTACACATGGTTTGTTTTTTCTTGCATTTTCACGCCGTCTCCTTTCCTTTCTTTTCAGGTGCTCCAGGATATGCATGAGCACTACTCCGAGCGCAATGCTTAGCAGCATACAGGCAGAAAACACATCCGCTCCTATCGTCTCTGTATCAAGGGCGGAGACTACGGCCATAAGGAATACCATGTTAATGCCGGATAGCAGTTTTACGATTTTGATTTTCATTTCCCCTCCTACGCATTTTTCTGCCGGATATCCAGCACCGGAGACGGAAAATAGCTTCTTACCATGCTAACAATCTCTTCATCTGTAGCATGGAAATACTTGCAGATCTGCGCGAAATCCTTAAGCTGCCAATTACCATCTGCTTTCCTGAGGCTGATAGTCTTCTCTGACACACATAAGTACCTTGCTACTGCACTCTGCTTAATCCCTTGTTTTGCTTTGCCAATGTCTATAAACTTCTTTATGTCTTCGCCTTGTTTTCTGTTGATTCGGTGTCTTGGCATAAGTTATCTCCTTTCTCTTTAAGCCTTATCCTCTTCCATGGCAGGCATGGAAAGAACATATTGACTGCTCCTTCATTACTAAGCCCCATATAATTTGCCACTATAGAGATTTGCCCCATTGTTAGCTTGTTATTTCTAAACCTTTTTCTGTAGTCTTCCGGTGTGAGATTCAGAAGCTCCGCAAGTTCCACTGATGATATTGGATTCACATCTATCCCCTTTCTGCCAGGTCTTCATCCATTAAATCTTTTTATTGTTCTTTTCTTTCCTTTTGCCCTATAGTCGATATACAGCTATTGCCGTAGCTGAATATCAAGAAAGGAGGATAAGAAAATGAATATAATGATTCATTTAACAGACGGTAACAGTGTTGAAATTCAAAACATCTATCAAATAGCACAAATCAAAGATATGAATATGCGTGAATATACAAAGATAGGAACCACCGAGAAGAGTTTTGAATTTTTACCCTGTCAAAGTTATTGCTTTTATGGTGATAAAACCGTTTATGTACTAACTGAGAAAATTTCGTATTTAGAAGCTAGTGAAAAGTAACCTTACTCTTAGAAAGCTTGATGCTTATGGAAATTTCAGCATTAAGCTTTCTTTCTTTAGCCTCCCTTTCTGCTTCATGAAGCGCTTCAAAAAGTGTGGAAAATTCTCTCGTTTCCGTCCAATCTTCAATGCATATCTTGTAATTTCTGTGTTCTTCCATTTTCTTTTTCCTTTCTTTGGCCTGCTGCCAACTTGCTTCTTTCTTCCTGTCCGTGCTATACTGGGCACGAACTAAATTATTTGATTTGTTCTCGGGGTTACCTGTCGTGGTGGGCGGTAACTCCCTTTTTCTTTTCAGGTGTCTGATCCGGTACAATCTCCACTTCTGTACCTTTGATTTTCCACCCTTCTGTATTCCCGGAACTTCTGGCCATATCACGGATTTCCTCTTCAACCAGTCTCATGGCATCCGACATATAGAAAATTCCTGATACTTTAAAGTCCAGCTCTATAGTTGCCCTTATTTTGAATGCAGCCATGAGTCACTTTCCTTTCCGTTGGCCAGCTTATCTAATTCCTCCCTTAGCTCCATGGCCAAACCTTGAAGCATCAAGATTTCAGACAACACAATCTCCTCAATGCCCTTAGAGTCTTTCACTTTTTCCAAATTCTCTTTCTCTAAGTCAATAAGCGTATGAAGTGCATTTATGCCCTGCTGCCCCTTGGATTTAAGGTACATCACATGCGCCCATGCCATCATCTTGTGGCAATCCTTTAGCCCTTTGACATTTTCCTCTAAATACCCCTCATTCAATCCTCTTCCTCCCTCCGCATTGCTCCCTTCTCTCTCCTGCTTACTGCTTCCAGAAGTACATCTGATAGGTAATGAAGCAGTAAGGCCTCGGCTTGCATAAAATCCGGTGTGCCGGAACGCTCTTCTTTCTCAAAGCGAAGCAACTCCTCTATAGCACTGCTGCCCAGCTTCCCTTCTGAATCGAGGAACTCTATATGCTCTTTACCTATGAGGCGTGCTTTCTGGAGCAGTTCCCTATGCGCACTAATCGTCATTCTTTTCCTTCTCCATTCTTCTAAGTTCTTCCCGCATGGCTTGCACTAGCGTGCAAAGAACGAAATACTCAGTTCTAAGTGTTGAGTACCGATTTGTTTCGGACTTCTCCAGTTCTTCGAATTCCACCATATCCGCCATAGCACTACGTCCTTTTTCACCGTTTGTCTTTATAAAGTCCAAGTGCATTTTGGCCTTCTGTTTAGCCATCATGTGCGCTAGCATCAATTCCATATCCATTTAGCTTTCCTCCTCCATCTTCTCAATTTCCGCTTTCATAGCACTAGCCAATGCTTCGATTACGGAATACTCTGTCCTGAGCGTTGATAATACGCCTGGTCCGTTTTTCGCCGACTTCTCAAAGACCGCGAGGGATGCCGTTGCACTTTCCCCTTTCTCTCCTCCTGATTTGATGTAATCAAGGTGTCTACTGGCGAGGTTTTCTATAGCTTCTTTCCAAAATCCCATTTTGCCGTTCCTCCTTTTTAGTAGTCTTCCGACTGAATTTTTACTTTTTTGAATTCACAAGATGATAGGAATTCAAGTTTTGAAAGTGCCTCGATGAGTGTACTTTCCGCTTCTTCCAAAGCACTTGTCATCTTGCCGGTATACTCAGCATCGTACTCGACCTCTATTACGGCTTTAACTCGGTACCGTGCCATTTTGCTGTTCCTCCTTTCTTTCATCTCCTGATTCCTCGTCTCTTTTCCGTCCCATGAGGACCATTCCTTCTGTTAGATACATAAGATTGTTCCTCTCCTGTGGAGTAAGCTTCGGAATCAACTCTCTGATGTTTACAATAATTTGTCTGTCCGTTTTTTTCATTCTTCCCCTTTCTAGTTACAATAAATCTGTTCCTTGTGATTTAAATGCATTATATTGTGCCTTTATCACTATGTCAAGCTGTTTTTGTGATTTAGTCACATATTTTTATTGACAATGTGTCCTTTCTTCTTTATAGTGTTGTCAGAAAGTGAGGTGTGCTATGGGAGATAGAATCAAAGAATTAAGAAAAGCATTGAAAATGACTCAGCAAGAATTTGCAGATAGATTAAATATCCAGAGAGGAAGCATTGCCAGCTATGAGACCGGTAGAATTTCTCCTAGTAACTCAACTATTTCATTGATATGTAAAGAGTTAAATGTTTCTGAGAACTGGCTTAGAAATGGAGAAGGGGAAATGTTTATCCCTATGACACTTGATGAGGAAATTGCTTCCTTTATAGGAGATATGCAGGCAGACGTAGAGCCCACTTTTAAAAAGAGATTCATTTCTGCTCTTGCGAAGCTTTCTCCAGATGAATGGAAAACAATAGAGAATTTAATGAAAACCATGATTGATGACCGGGAAAGGCAATAAAAAAGACTAGGGATTTACCCTAGCCTCAGCAGCCCCTTTAGATATTTTAAAACCAGTAGCAGTTCCCTCTCACTGGCCATCTCGAGATACTTTAATATTTCTTCTTTGTCATCCATAAGAACCCTCTCCTGCTGCACAACCTAAGATAGCGATAGGGATATAATAACAAACAAATGTTCTGTTTTAAATTAGTACGGGATATAAAATTTTCTTATAGGGCAAAAATGGTTTTTTTCTTGACAGAGGGAATGAGAATAGAAATCAAAGGAAAGCCGACTTTTATTACAGCTTTATTTACCAAAAAGTAAACTGGATTTACTGTTTAGTAATAGTATATTTAACAAAAATGATAATTGTATTTGACACAAGTAAGAGGCAATGGTAAAGTGACTGCGACAGTACCTCCCACACCTCTGAATATGTGTCCCACGGGAGGCCATTTTTATTTATGGGAACAAATCCAATTAAACCAGCAAAGCCTTTTCTAGGACAAATCAGAATTCTCCAGTCGAGGAATATCATTCCCGATGAACACACTCGAGCCTTTTTAACAAATGTTAATTACTACAGGCTCTCTGGATACATTCGTCCATTTTTAGACTCTACTTCCAACGTATGCAATCCAAAAATAGATTTTTCCACAATAATATCCATATACGAATTCGATTCAGAAATGCGCTCAATTTTACAAAAAGCAATCGAAACAATAGAAGTTAGCATGAGAACTAAAATTGCGCACTATTTTTCATTAAAATATTCCCCTCTCGGCTATTTGAAGGCCAACAATTTTGATACACAATTTGATCACATAGCTTTCCTTGACGAGATAGAAAAATGCATACGAAACAATAATAAATCCCCGGTTATAAAGCATCATTTGGCAAACTACGGACCAGATTTACCCTTTTGGGTACTGATTGACTACTTTACACTAGGCATGCTATCGAAATTTTATGCTGGCATGTTGCTTGATGATCAACGAATGATTAATTCTACGTTAATTCACTTGCACTACAAAAAGTTAGTAGGATGGCTCCGTTGTGCTTGCGATTTACGAAACAGATGTGCACACTACTCAAGACTGTATTATTGGAACTTTTCAGCTCTTCCCAGTTATCCTAAAGGCGATAAAACTGTAAAGGACCGTTTACTATTCACACAGATTTATACGCTAAAGCTACTTTACCCTTCCTCAAAAGAATGGAATATTTCTGTAGGAAATCATATAGTTGCGCTCATAAAAAAACATATAAAAGATATAAAGCTTGAACATATAGGCTTTCCTGCCAATTGGGAACATTGCTTACTGAAATAGTCTTCAACTAAAGGAACATAAATTACAAATAAAGCACCAAAGGGTGTAATGGCACCCTTTTCCTTTGTATTACCAAAATTAGAGGAAGGAGGGATTTTAATGAGTATAGAGAAGTTGCCTAGTGGGAATTACCGGATAATCTTTTACATCAAGCGAAAGAAGCACTATATCCATGTTACATACAGGCCTACGAGATTAGAAGAGGCCAAACTGATTCAGGAATATATGGAATCCATAGATGCCCCCCCGGTAAATAAGGAAGACAGAACCTTTCAAAACTATGCAGACGAATATATTGCATCTAAAGAAAAAGTTCTATCTGCAAGCACAATCAGAGGATATAAGATAGCATTAAAGGGATTGCCGAAGAATTTTAAGAACTTGCTCTTCTATCAGATAGAGCAGCATGATATTACAAAAATGATTAATGACATGGTAGCGGAGGCGAAACCTAAGACCATACGAAATCGACACGGTTTTGTATCTGCGGTAATAAAGGAATTTAGACCGACATTTATCATCACAACCAAACTCCCAAGGAAGGAGCAGAAAGACCTATACACCCCTTCCGAGAAAGAGGTAAAGGCCGTCTTTAAATTCATAGACGCTGACGATACACTTCGCAGATATTACATACCACTCTATCTCGGCGCTCTGGGACTAAGAAGGTCTGAAATAGGAGCTCTGACGATTAATGATCTATCAGAGGATAACATCTTATCCATTTGTAAGGCAAAAATACAGAATAGCGATAATGAGTGGATTATCCAGCCATACACAAAGACAGAACGAAGCAACAGGCAGATACCGATTCCTGAGGAGCTGGCAGACAGAATCAGAGAACAGGGATGTATTTACGAAGGCAGCTTAAATCAGATTTATTGCACTTTAAAATCCGTACAAAAGACTTTAAAGCTTCCCGTGTTTGGTATCCACCGCCTTAGATCGTATTTTGCCAGCAAGGCTCACGCCCTGGGGATTGCAGATTCGGTAATACTGAAAATGGGAGGCTGGAAAACGGATAATGTTATGAAAAGTGTATATCGGAAGGCTTTACAGGAAGATATGGAATCCGGCTCAAAGGCATACTTAGACCACCTCAAAATGAACCTTTAA